ATAACCCACATATATTGAACCTAGGCTCGACATATCTGTTCAGCATTTGTTCTGTCTAAAATAAAATAATAATTAGACAATAAAAAATTTGACATAATCAAATATCAATGATACATGTATTACATGTTTAATAGAAAAGAGGTAAATATGAAACAAAACAGAAATGACGTAATATCATCACATGATGAATTTGAGGATTTCAAAAAAGAATTTAATCTTCAAAATGACCATATAGACTATATTATTAATGATGATGTTATCAAAGTAAACACGTATGAAGTATCTGACGAAGTATTGGATATCATTGAGAATAACATCTCTAATGTGGAACTATTCTATAGTAAGTGCTAGATCCAACATATGTCTAATATAACTTTAAACAATAGCTCTTTGAATAGGGCTATTGCTTAGGGTTATCCTAAGAGAAAGAAAAGGTGTATTATGCACGGAAGAAGCACGAACCTATTAAACTATGACGTGAATATCCAAGAGATATTTGATAATAAATCAGCTATTCCAACAAGAATCAGAGTAAAAGCTGAGAATTACAAACATAAATTAATTAAATATTATCCTGTAGAGGGTAATTTCTACGAGTATATGAATGTTATTATACCACAGATTAAGAGTGATATTGTTGAAATGGAAAGGGGTTTTAATGTTTAATACTAATATCGTGAGAAAATGGAACTATGGCAATTATTCTAGTAATAATTACGGATATCATAGTATGGCTTTTAGAGATAACTTTGGAAATAGTTATTTTTTCAGTTATGATACTTTGGTTGCCTTTACTGATGAAGACGGGCTTTGTATTCGTGAAAATGTATGGGGAACGACCACGGGAAAGCATTTAAATTGGATTGATAGAGATAAATCAATTCGAGTGGATTCAAAGACCTTTGAGGATAGATTACAAAGATTGAGAGATAAGTATGGCAAAAAAATATAAATTCTCAATAACTGTAGGAACAGAGGAAGGCACTTGTGTTATTTGTACTGAAACAAAAAATAAAAGTATCTATTTTGCTGAATTCATTAATTATGATGACGCTTGTCATTATTTAGACAAATGTTATGAAATAGTTGAGGAAAGAGGAAACTATACTGTCTACACAAAGAAAGGATAAATAATGAAATCATTTGTTATAATATATGGCTCAGTAGTCTTTCTTTATCTGTTTGCGCTATTCTATGGGGTAATTGTTCAATGAATGACCTTAAATTCAAAATAATGATAGGGTGTATGATTATTATTACCTTTGTTTACACTTTAATCACCGCTTAAACATCTAGAAAACATTTACGGGCTATCTCTTCGGGGGTAGCCTTTTTTTATGGTGTGTCCACTTTTTTTGGGGTGTGTGTGATATTTCTTCACTAAAACTTTGACAATTAATAATTAAATAATATTATTTTTTTATGTTTAACATTATGAACAAATCTAGTAGACAAGGGGAGTTATTATTCATTGATGAACATCAGAATAATTTAAACTCTTTGAAAACTAGTATAGTCAGTAGCCAGTCGGTAAAAGCTATAAATATTGTGTATGAAACCTCAAATTATTCAATGTTTGCAAAAGTAGACGGAAACAGAATAATTGACAAGACTGTCACAGATATTAGCAGAATACGAAAAATTGCTGAGTCAATAAAAGAAATTGGGCAGTTTGCTCCAATCGTAGTTGAATGGGATAGTCAAATAAATAAATTTGTTATCTTAGACGGACAGACTAGATTTGAGGCTCAAGTTAGTGAGCAAAGTTCGATAAAATTTTTTATTGTTGATTATATTGGTGATGATTCTGTTAGGATAGATAGCATAAGAAGTGTTAACAAACATCAAAAGAATTGGATTCCAAAAGACACAGGGCATTCATTTTCTAGATGTAATAAACACGGCAATCAATTAGCCTACATAAAATATAAAGAATTTTTAGATATGGGATTATCTCACTCTGTGATTCTTAGAATGGTGGCTGAATTTGGTAATGAGAAAGGCATAAAAGATAAGTTTTATGAAGGATTGCTACCTTTAGATGAGGCAGTCTATGATAAAATAAAATCTCTTTTAAAGATGTTTAAAAATTCTGCTATGCCTACGAAGGTTTGGAATAAAGAATATTTTTGGAGAGCATGGTTCAAGATTAGAAAAGCAGACGTGGGTTTCAGTCCTTACAGATTTTTTCAAAAGTATAAAAAATATTCAAATATGTTTGGTGATAATTATTATGATACAAGTAATTTAGAGGCAATCATAAGGGTTTATAATTATAACTCAAAGTCTAAAAAAGACAAATTAAACTACAATGAAATCTGCTTTAAATCATCCGATAAATAATATATAAAAGTTAGGGGGGATTACCCTTTGCTAGTCATGGTTTCTGTAATCCCCCTTATCCCCTTGAAATACTCCCCAAATAATATACAATGGATTCAATGATTAATTTGTTTTGTAGGAAATTGCAAAGTAGCTTGTTCAATCTGATTAAATTCCCTCCCTCCTTAGTGGTAATTTCTGAGGTTTGCAAATTAATTAATTTAGGTAGTGGGGGGTATCTTTTTTCCTCCTTTTCTTTTATTCATAACTCCCCCATTACCGAAAAATTTGACATCTAATTAATTTTCCCCTAAAATAAATTTAAATAATAAATCTAACATATGTTAGAAGAAATGAGGTAAACATGGCAAAGACCATAGAAATAGAGGCAGAACAACACGAAGAACAAATTGATTCTACGTTGTTAAGTCTTATTGAGGATAACATCACAGAGATAAGAAATAGTGAGAATAGTAATACAACTATCAAGCTAATTGATTATGTATCTCAGAATGTTTTTCCTAAATTTAAGAACAAGGACAAAGACAAAGAGATAAAGAGTGTTAGAAAATATCTTCTAGCCGTCTATCCTTTTGATGATTCAATCGGAGTATCGAGAGGTGCTTACGACATGATGAATCAAAGAGTATCGAAAGGTGGTCATTTAGTATTCAAGAAAAGAATTACTATTGATAATGATAAACTTTTAGATAAAAAGGGGGATAGGATTGTCATCTCTAAATTAGATGAGTTGCATAATAAATTCATTGACAAGAAGCCTAAACAGATTGAGGTTGTTGATGAGCCAATTACTATGCCTCAGAATGATGAGGAGTATATCCCTAGTTCTGATTTTAATGAGATTTCCGATTCATACAGTAGAGCAGATTCGTTAATGGAAATGTTAAGTTCTTTGATGAGTTTGACTGACTCTGATTTTTCTGATATCTTAAACGAACATGATTTACAAACATTCGTTAAAGAGAACTACAAACCCCTCAAACATCTCTTTGATAGGGTGTTGGAATCAGGGAAGCAACAAAGCAAGGTTGCTTAAAATTTTATGAGGATGCGTAGCTTAAACGTCGAAAGCCTGTATTGGGGAAACCCTCATGAGGATAGTTATTTTATCGTAAGGTATTTAGCTAGACCGCAAGACATCCTTGTAATTGGGTGGAAAAGAGTATGCGTGGCCACCCTTAAATACTAGTTAAAAAAATCCATGCTATACGGCTAGGGTAGTGCCAAAGTTCGGCATAGCTATAACGAGACGTTGTGAACTTAAAACTACCCACTACGAAAGGATATATCATGTTAGAAGTATCAAAAACTAAATTAAAAATTATAGCTTACAGATTACGAGACGCAGAAAAGATTTTAGATTCTTATGGAAATACAAATTCACTTATACAGTATGGTAAATTAAAAAAAAGTGATTATAGATTAAAAGAAGCACAAATAATTATGGCACAAACAAGCCAAGATTTATTAAACATGTTAGAGGGAAACGATTTAAAAGATGTCGAAAAAGAAATCGAAAGATTACAAAGAAGTCTCACAAACTGAAAAAAGAATCCGAGAACTTTTAGAGCAAGGATTCATTGAAAGGGTTAAATCAAATGGCTCTGCTTATTTTGTTATCACACAAAAAGGTTTAGCCCTTTACGAAAAACTATCTCAATCCACAATTACTTTTGTTCCTGACTTTGATGTGGATGACGAACCCACAAAACATTAATTCACCCATACAAACACACACGAGGGTTTTTAAAACCCCCTGTATGCCTCTTAAAATGGTTCAAAAAACCTTGATTATGCTACCTTTTTGAGTTTTTCAGCTTTGAACTTTTCAAAAGCCCACTCCCTGTCATTTGGTGCATATTCGACTTCCACAAATTTTCTGATGCCATTTTCATTGTCATTATGCTGATAAAACATATTAAGAAAAAAGCTGATAGATTTCTGAGTAATACCAAAAGCATTCATAATTTCACCTCCCTTTAAATTTATAAATCAATATCTATACAAAAATTACAACACTTAGATTTTTGCTAATTTGACAAAGCAGTAGTTCCTATCTAACATAGGTGAGATGAGATACAAAGTTTACACACACAAGATTGAGATAGTGCATTACTTGATAGATTCAGATAACGAAGAATCTGCAAAACAAATGGCTAGAAAGTTTGTATTGAATGAGACAAGGCAAGTTCCTAAATTTGCATTCAAACGTAAGTATGTTAAAATAAAGAAAATACAGGAGTTAAAACATGACAGTTAAAGAACTAATAGAAGAACTTCAAGAGATTGAATCTAAATATCTAGACCATGAAGTAATCCTTTTCCATAGTGGAAGTGCTGATAAATTTCAAATTGCAGAAGTGGGAAAAGAAAATGAATGGGAAGACGAAGAAGAAATTTATATTAATGTTAGTTAGGAGTTAAAATGGGAAAAGTTAAAGAAAATCTACAACAAGAATGTGAAGACTTTATACATCATGTTGAAGAATCAATTAAAGAAGGGTCAATGACACATACAGAGGCTTTTGCTTATGTATGGGAAAATCCTAAACATAAAAACTTATCATGGGATTTATGTGGGTTTGACGCAGAGAATTGGGAAATGTTAAAAAGTGATATCATATCATGGATAGAAGATATTGAGGTGAATAATGCCTGATTATAGAGTAGTGATAGCTTGGAATGTGCAAAAAACTTATTTTGTCCAAGCAAAAGATGAAGAAGAAGCAGATAGTAAAGCAAGAAATGGTGAAGGACTTAATGAACATTATTCTTCATATGAGTTTGATGACTATATTGAAACAGTTAATTTAGATGAGGAGTGGGAAAATAATGAAAAACAAATACGTAGTTAGAGTTAATATAACTTATACTAAAAAATATTATGTAGTTGCAGAATCAGAGCAAGAAGCAAGAGAAACATATTTATTAGAAGGTACTACTTCTATTTTAAATGAAACAGAAAGAGATAGACAAGTAATTAGTGTATTAACTATGGAGGAGGATTCTAAATATGTTGGATGATAAAACTATATTAATAATTTGTGGTATAATAATACTTTTCGTATTCTTTTACGTTCTGTTTACCGCTGAAAGTGATGATGATGATTCTGGCCCGTGGTAAGATAGTATGTAGGGGTGGGGAGGGAAATTAGATGTTAACATATATATTGGATTTGTCAAATGGATTATAGACATCAATTAGAAATAGTAAAAGAACTTCAGGTTGAAGGAACAAGAAGGCTAGACTGTCCCTTTTGTTTAAATAGAAATACATTTGATATCACTAACAAAGACGGAGTTTTAATGTGGAACTGTTTCCATGCTAGTTGCACGGCTAAAGGTAGTAGTGGTAGTAAGTTTTCAAGAGAGGATGTAGAAAATTTTATGTCTCAAAAGAAACAATTACATAATCATAAATTTGTTATACCTAAAAGTTTTGTTAATTACGCAGTTCATCCTAAGTCTAGAGCATATTTAAATACATATGACATACAAAATACAAGTGCTAGGGTTATGTATGATGTTAAACAAGAACGAGTTGTATTCTTAATAGAGAATCAAGGGGAAGTGGTGAGTGCTATTGGTCGAGCATATGGACACTTTCAACCAAAGTGGTTTAAGTATAGTAAATCAGATGTCCCTTTTATTACAGGCAATAATAAAGATATAGGAATAATAGTAGAAGATTGTGTAAGTGCTTGTGCCGTTGAGACTAGATGTGGATTCACGGGCATAGCCTTACTAGGAACAAGTTTACAAGATAGCTATATAGAACATATAGTTAATAGTGTAAAAAATGTTGTGGTTTGTTTAGACAGAGACGCAACAAATAAATCAATAGACATCAAGAATAAATTAGAATCAAAGGTCAATACTTATGTTTGGATGTTGGACCTAGATTTGAAATACTATGAAGATGTTGATATGAAGAAGTGGAGTGATAAAATATGCAAGATGATTTCATCATAATTCTTTCTGTTATATTTATCGTGGTTGCTTTTATAAGCTACATTTTTGTATTCGGTGGTTTATAATGGGTAGTGTTTTAAAAAAGAAAAAACATAAAGGCCGTAGAAAAATAGGCAGTAAGAAACGCAGAGCAAGACGCAAACGTAGAAGGAGATAGCATGGGTGTCAGAGGAGGCAGAGTAAGAAAAGATAGCTATCAAGGTTTTCATGCTAGAGATTTTGTGCAAATCAAAAAGTATGATACAAATGATAGTATGTATTTATATGTTCCTAATTATGTTAGACAAACTTTAAAAAAGAAGTTAGACAAATATCATTTAGAAAATTTAGATACATATAACACGGCAACATTTATTAAGAAACAAATAGAAAAACTATTTATAGAACTAGAAAGGAAAAGAATAGATGAGTGGTTTAGAACACACAAAAAGCACTACTAATAAATTTTATGATAAAGTAGAGGGTGAATACATCCTAGACTTACAAGGAATAGAGACACATTGTATGGTCAAGTCTGATAGATATGATGACATATATAATAAGCCTACTATTTCTTATCATTTTACATTTGAGAATCATAAACTAAAACAGTTAGGTGATAACGATATACATACATACGAGCCTATGAAAGTTTGTCCAACGAGTGGGGTCAAGATTGCTAACTTTAAAAGAAAGCCTGAATATAGATTGCCTTTTAGTGAGACAGGATTTAAGTCCCATTTTTCAGGGTTTATAGACATGAGTAGCACGAACTTTATCAATGCTGATGATGTAGTTGTAGAGATTAGTAAATGGCTAATGGAAAATGATGCAGGGGTAAAAAGAAAGAAATATTTCTGCACGAAAAGATTTGCAGATGTTCCTATTGTCAGTATAATAAAAAAGATATGAGATTTGTTTTTGTAGTATTATTATTTATAACAGGATGTAGTTATAAGTTTAAAACTAACAATGACAATAAAAATAATCTAGTAGCTAAGAATCAACCCGTTGTGGACAATAGAGAAATAACAGTTGAAGAACTTGGGGACTTACCAAGGCTAGAACAAATTAAATTAGAAATGCAAGAAAGGTTGGCAAAAATAAAAAATGAATAGATATTATATACAAAGACTAAGTGCAGAAACATGTGAGGATGTATTAAAAAAATATAATCCTGATGACAAACAAGATGTAATCATTGTGAGAATGTATGATGAGCCTTTTGATTTAAAAGTTAAAATCAGAGAGGCAATGTCGGAACAAGAGTTTGAAACTTTTAGAAAGTTAGTAAATGGTAGTGGTGAGTTCAGAGATATCATAGACATTATCATGAAGAAAAAAGAGCAAGAAACTCAAGAAGTTATAATCAACAAACAAGCCGAAGAAAACAATCAATAATCTAACATATGTTAGAAAAGAGGGAGAGGGTCTTGCCTGAGACTAATGGGAATGTTCGTAAATATTTATTAAAGTCTTTACTTAATAAAAAGTTTTACAACAAATTTCAAAAATATAATTTAGGAGATATTTATAATCATAATATCTATAAGTGCATAGATTTAATCTACAAGCATGACAAAGAATTAGAATCAATATCTACTGAATACCTTGCTGATTTTTATGAAAAACAATATGGCTCACGTATGGGATTCAATCAGTTAAGTGGTGATAAAGATATTATTTTTGGATTAGATAAAGTAAAAGAACCAAACGAAAAGACTGTAGATTACATTTTAAATCTTACACACAAGCAAAAGAAAGCAGAAGAACTTACGAAGAAAAGTTTTGCCTTGGTCAATAACCCTGATAAATATGATTTTTCTGAGATAAAAACCTTTGTTCAAAATATTGGTGGAGTGCAGAAAGAGTATGAAAGTAAAATGGACAGAGTGGATTTAGACCCACTACAATTAATTGAAGACGAAGAGAAATACGGCAATGTTAAATTTAATATTAAAAGATTACAAGACGCTACACACGGAGTGGGTGGTGGTAATTTTGTAGTTGTTTTTGCTAGACCTGAAGCAGGGAAGTCAGCGTTTTGGATTAGTTTAGTTGCTAATAAAAATGGTTTTGCAGAACAAGGTAAGAAGTGTCATGCATTTATAAATGAAGAACCTGCAAAGAAAACTTATGTCAGATTAATTTCTTGTTGGACAGGAATAGTGAGAGATTTAATTAAAGAAAGAATAGATGAAGTTAGGAAAGAATGGAATCTAATTAAGAATAATGTTTTTGTTTATGATTCTGTGGATGTCAGTATGGATGATTTAAATAATTATTGTGAAGAAAACGAGGTGGATATTATTATCATTGACCAATTAGATAAAATAAATATTCGTGGTAGTTATAATGCACAACATGAAAAGTTAAAAGAAATATATAAACAAGCAAGAGAGTTGGCTAAAAGAAATAATGTTTTAGTAATCGGAATCAGTCAGGCAAGTGCCGAGGCACACAATCAACAAAGAGTAGATTTTAATTGGTTGGACAATTCTAAAACAGGAAAAGCAGGAGAGGCAGATTTAATTATTGGTATTGGAAAGCCTAGAGATTCTGATAAAGATTATGATAGGTGGCTATACTTATCTAAAAATAAATTAACAGGGGAACACATTGATATTGAGTGTTCGCTAAATCACACACTATCGAGGTATGAATGATAACAACACTAGACGTAGAGACTACATATCAAGAGGGAGACCCTAGCCCTTATAATGAAAATAATAAATTAGTATCTGTCGGTATTAATCAAGAATATTATTTTTTTAATCACAAAGATAATCCTAATGGACATGATAACTTTGATAAGATTCAAGCTATATTAGATGAATCTACTTTAGTTATTGGACACAATCTAAAGTTTGATTTGAGTTGGATGTATTGGCAAGGTTGGAAATATAACGGTGATATTTATGACACAATGCTAGGTGAATACATAATTAGAAGAGGACAAAAGGTAGATGAACATAATAAATTAATATCTTTATCTCTAAAAGAATCTTGTAAAAGAAGAGGTCTTGGAACTAAGTCAGATATATTATCAGCATATACAGATGATGGATTTGGTATTGATGAAATACCCATGGAAAAATTAGAAGAGTATGGCCGTATGGATGTAGAAATAACTTACAAACTATATCAATCTCAAATACAAGATTATCAAAGACAACATAATAAAAAATTAATACCTACAAGAACTATGATGAATCAGTTTTTAAGAGTAATCATTGACATGGAAATGAATGGTAATTGTATCAACGTAGATAACTTAGCAGATATAGAAAAACATTTAACTGAAGAACATTATAAATTAAAAACAAGTATAGCTGAAACAATAAAACAAGTTATGGGTGACACAAACATTAACATATCTTCCGGAGAGGATTTATCCAAAGTAATTTATTCTAAGAAAGTTCATGACAAAGATATCTGGGCTAAACTATTTAATATAGGAACAGATAAATATTCAGGTAGGGCAAAGAAGAAAACTTATATGACAGACCCACAGTTTAGAGGTATTATAGATAAATACACAGACCCTGTATATAAAACCATAGCTAATGTTTGTGAGCAATGTAAAGGTGTTGGCTTAGTTAGATTAATTAAAGTAGACGGAACTCCTTACAAGTCTATGAACAAATGTAAAAACTGTGGTGGTGAGGGCAAACTTTATGTAGAAACAGATGCCGTTGCAGGATTTAAATATAAACCTTATTCTTATAAAGATACTTGTGATGGTGGATTTAAAACAGATAAGTTTACTTTAGATAGAATCAGCACGTTTGGTCGTGGTAAAATAAAAGAGTTTGTAGATTCTTTGATGAAGTTTAGTGCTAATGAAAAGTTATTAAATACTTTTGTTTCTGCATTGAAAGATAATGTCAGACCGAGTGGAATACTACATCCTTCTTTTCATCAAGTGAGAACTGCTACAGGAAGACTATCAAGCTCAGACCCTAACTTCCAAAACTTACCAAGAGACGGAGGTATTAAAAAAGTTATCGTGTCTAGATTTGAGAATGGTAAAATATATGAAGTAGACTTTGCACAATTAGAATTTAGAACTGCAGTATTCTTAGCACAAGATAAACAAGGCATGGAAGATATTGCAAACGGTGTAGATGTTCATCAATACACTGCAGATATTATCGGATGTTCAAGACAAGAAGCTAAAGCCCACACGTTTAAACCTTTGTATGGTGGAATCATGGGTAATGAAAATGAGAAAAGATACTATAAAAAGTTTTTAGAAAAATACAAAGACATAGCTTTATGGCATCAGGGTTTAGAGCAAAGGGCTATTAAATATAAATTAATATCCATACCGAGTGGTAGAGAATATCATTTCCCAAATGTATACAGAACTAAGTGGGGTGGTTGTAGTCATTCAACTACTGTAAAAAATTATCCTGTTCAGGGTTTTGCTACTGCAGATATAGTTCCCATAGCCTGTATCAATGTTTGGTCTTTGATGAAAGAAAGAAATGTAAAAAGTTTAATTATCAATACTGTCCATGATTCCGTGGTGATAGACGTATATCCTGGGGAAGAAGACACTATTGAATCTATAATTAAAACAGGATGTAGTAGAGTGAAAGATTCTTTACTACAATATTATGATTGTGATTTCAACGTGCCGTTAGATATCGAAATTAAAAAGGGTTCTAACTGGCTTGACTTAGAGGTCGCATGATATACACTTTAAATATATAGGAGACAAATATGTCGAATGAAATAACAAACTTAGATAACTTATCTTCAGACAAGATTATGAGTTTTATTGGTCAAGATGCATCAGTAGACCCTAAACTTGCTAAGTTATCTATCAACAAACAATCTGAAGATGATGCAGGAAATAAACTTCAAGTAGGAACTTTTAGACTTGATGGCACAACTGCAGGAACAATAATTGGAAAACCCATACTATTTAGACCTTTACTTACGACTTATCAATACAAAAAGTATGATGAGGACAACGAAGAAAACAACTACAAATCTGTAATGTTTACATCATGGACAGACCCGATTCCTGATTCAAACGGCACACAGAAATGTGGTAGTGTTGCAAAAGCAGATAGAGATAAACTAGACCCTATTGAAAAGTTAGAGCAAAACAAGATTACTTGCTATAAACATACGTGGGGATTGGCTACTATGAAAGGTGTATCACCTGAAGGTAAAGAACTATCTGTAGAAAATGAACCTGTGTTATACACGGCAAGAGGCACAAACTTTCTGCCTATTGTAGAAGTATTGCGTGGTCTAAGTAAACGTGGGAAGATAATGTATAATAGTATTATTGAGTTCTACGATACCGAAAAGCAAACTAAAGGCTCTAATACTTGGTATATTGGAAAGATACGAGACACTTTCAAACATGCTGATTTCACAGAGCAAGACAAAGAAACTCTAAAAGGTTTCCTTGAAATTGTAAAAAGTGAAAATGATTATGTATTGTCCGAACACAACGCAAAGCAAAAAGCGAAAGGTGAGGTACTTGATGATGACATAGTTGCAGAAGTAAATAAATAGTGACGTTTCTAGAAGAGGTTAAGTCTCTTTTAGTAGAGGCACAAAGACGGCCAATAGAGATTCCTAAACAAGTTCAGAAAGAATTTGCTAAAGATTGTTTAACTGCTGTTCACAAACAATTTACAGATGATAGAGAATCTGAATTTAGAATTAGGATGTCAAATGTTGGTCGGCCTTTGTGTCAATTACAAATGGAAAAGAAATATTCTACAGATTCTACAGTAGGATATGCAGATAATTACAATACTAAATTAAGAAATTTATATGGGGATATAATAGAAGCAGTTATAGTAATGCTTCTTAAAACAGTTCAAGCAAAAATAGAGGGGCTTCAAGGTAAAGTAAAATTAAAAACAAAATACTTTGACATCAAAGGAACTTATGATATTATAATTGACGATAGAGTTTACGACATCAAGTCAGCTTCATCTTTCTCATTCCGAAATAAATTCGGTCAAGGTTTTCAATCAATCGCTAATGATGACATATTTGGATATTTACCACAGGGATATTTATATGCTGAATCTTTAAAGAAAAAGTTTGGTGGTTGGATAGTAGTTAATAAAGAGACAGGGGAAATGTTAATGACAGAACCCCCACATGATGATGAAGAATATAAGAAAGAAGCACTTGGTAGGGCTAATAACAACATCAAGGCTCTCATGGAAGATAAACCTTTTGAGAGACAGTTTGAATTAAAGAATGAAAAGTTTGGTAGAAATGAAACAGGGAATAAGATTTTGGGAACAGTGTGTTCCTTTTGTCAATACAAGCATAAGTGTTGGGGTGAAGAGATTCAATATCTCCCACAACAACAATCTAAATCTGCTAATCCCTCTTATCACTGGTATGTCGAACTTAATAATCCAAGGCAGGTAGAAAGTGAAAAGAGTAAATAAGAATGATGATAATGTAATCACTATATACGTTAAGCCGTATAGTGAAAATAAATATGCTTGTGGTGTAGACCCCGAGTATAAACCCGATACTCCCGAAAAAGAAATGGCCTATATTGTAGCTCTAGGTCTTAGACAAATATCCATTGATGACCCTGATTTAGTTTACGGATTAGGTAAAGAGATGTTTGATTTGGAAAAGACTGAGGAAGAAAATAAAATAATTCAATTAGAAGAGTGGAGGAAAAAGTTACACTAATGAAATATAAAAGTGATTTTACTTGTGATTTAATACAAGGCAAGGTAGGTGAAAAACTTATCGGTGAGATATTAGAAGGTGATAAAGTTGAGGTTAAATCTGAAATAGATAAATGGATTAAGAGTGGTAATCATTATTGTGAATACAAAAGCCGTGGAAAAGATAGTGGTATAAGCACAACTGAATCTAAATATTGGGCTGTTAATTTTTATAAAGGTAAGAAGTTTTGTTTTGCTGTATTTACAGAAACAGAAAAAGTAAAAAAGATGATAAAAAATAATAAGTATAGGTCTGTTCCTGGGGGTGATAATAATACATCTTGGGGTTGGCTAATACCTATTAAAGAGTTGGTGGATTACAGTAACTATGCGAATAATTAAAGACCCATTTACAGGAGACTTACTATTGTCTCTAGATTCTTTTGAATCAAAACAAGTAAAAGATAAAGGATATGTAAAGATATCCACTAAAACAAATTTCTTTGGTTATCTAAAAATATTGCATGATGATTTATCTGCAATTATTACAGAAGAACTAAGAAGCATCCAACTAAATAAGGAGAAACAAGAACATGCAAAAATACGAAATAAGTCAAAAACTAATACAAGCAATAGTTAATTTTTTATCCACACTTCCGTGGAATCAAGTTAATCAAATATTAGGTTCTATTGCGTCAGAGGTAAAAGAAAATGAAGAAAAGAGTATCGCCAAAGAAAACAAAAAATGATTTTGTTCTTTATAATCTTGATGTGTGGTATTGTGCTGAGGACAATAATTTTTATTGGGATGAGGACTGTATTGATTCTGAAGAACTTATCAGAGTTTTTAAGGACAAGTATGGGATATCCAAGTATTATGGATTTAAGCCTGATGAGAAAGACCCTTGGGAAGGTACTCACATTGAAGAGAATACACTAAGAACACCGTTGCCTTTTATTCTAAAGGCACTTACAAAACATTTACAAGAACATACAAATAAGAGTTATAAGAGTAGTCAGGAACTATTGAATAGGCTTATTGCCTAATCCCTTCATAGAAAAACTCATGGTCTCCAATAATTCCTCTTTTTTCTAAGTTATAATACCACGAGGGTAAATTATCTCCTCTGTCCATAATTACTTTAGGATTTAAAAAATGAGTTGCCCCATTAGTAACGTCATCTAAATCTCCCTGTATTGCTTTCTTAGCTATTAAGTTAGCCTCTTGGTATTCAACACTATCTTTTTGCACATCAAACATTTTTTTATTTGTATATGATTCAAAAGCATTTGGATTTTGTATTACATTAGATATTGTTCTTTTTCCACCTCTAGTCAAATAAGGAAGAGGACTGTTTAATCTATTCATGACAACATTAGCTACAGCTATCTTACCTTCTTCGGGTTGATTACCTG